GCCCTTTAATATATTCGTTAACGTTAAGATTAACTGAAAGATGTGTTCGATACACCGATCGTTTCAACATAATCAGCCGCGTTACCTAAAGATGACGCTGTGTTGTTTAACTCTACATAACCATATCTAGTCATGAAAGAAACAACTGGCTCAAAAGTTGATGGATCTAGAACAACACCAGAAGACATTAACGGAATGTATGGGCAATAGAATGCCGCCGCATCTGCTTCTGATGATCCTTTGTAACCAACAAGTACATCTGTACTGTCAGCCGCATAAGTGTCAACATATACTTTCATCGCACTGTTTAAAGTTCCAACGAATTTTTGGTTAGTTGGTGCTTCAAACGTACCTTCAGTTGTTCTTGCGAACGCTGAAGTTGTAGCAGACTGAAGTACTGTTAATGCTAATGGAGATACCACTGCAAAATTACCAGCACCACGTCTTGTGTTTTGTGCGATTTTGTTAGCCGCTCTGTTGATTAATACAGCCAAAGCCGCGTGTTCATCACCTACGAAAGTCGCAGTTCCTGATACAGCCGCTTGGTTGTATGTTCCAGATGATTGAGCACCTGCAAGTGATCTTAATGAAGTGATGATCTCTTGGTCGATTTCAGCAGTAATTTCTTGTGCTAATGCCGCCATGATTTCAGCCTCTACATCAATACCTTGTTGTGCTTGTGCATCTTGAGCAGATTCAAATGTCCATCTTGCTTGTAACTTACGAGTTTTTGCTTCAACTGTTTGTTTCAAGATTTGGATTGACATTGCTCTACCACCAGTACCTTCTTTAGTTGCTGTTGCATCACCTTTAGCAGTTGATAAACTACCTGAGTATGCTTGAGCAATTTTGAATGGTGATAGTGCTTCTTCACCTGCCGCCGTGTCTGTGTTGATAGCAGAAGTGTCGTCTGTTGTTTCTGCGTATCTAACTCTTAGTGTGTGGATTTGACCAACTGGGCCAGTCATTGGTTGAACTCCAACCAATTCGTTAGCGATCACAGTAGGCATAACCCTTCTGATCACCGGTAGGATCACTCTGTTTAAAGTAGCCACGTTACCAGCCGATGTAGCACCTGCTGTTGCCGACTCTGACAAATACTTTTTAGTATTCTCTAAAGTCGCTTCCATCACGGCTTTTTTATTGCCTGATAGACCTTCTAATAACGCACTCTTTGTGTCCTGCCAGCGAGTTTCTGTTAGTTCTGACATTGTTTGTTTTCTCCTTTTTTAGATACCCGCCAGTCTTTTTATGTCAACTAGATTTGAGTTGAACTGACTGCCGTTTACAATGTTAATTTGTTTGTCGCCTGTTACTTCTGTGCCTTCATTTAACGCCTGTTTTTTCGCTGGAGTCCTACCGTTTAATACAGCCGGTATGTACTTTTCGAATTGCTTTCGTAAAGCACCCGTCTGTACACTCTCCAGTAAGTTGTTCATTATATCTTTTTGTTCAGAGTTCAATGGTTTTGTTAACTCATTGATCACTTTTTCTCTCTCTGCCGCTTCTTTGATTTCTGCAATTTCTTTTTCTTTTGCTTCGATCATTTTTTGTTTCTCTTCGGCAGTCTTTTTCGCTTCTTCCGCCTGTAGTTTTGTAACATCAACTACTTTAAGAAGTTTGGCTGTTTCACTCTTTTCGTTCAAAAATGATTGTGTGTATTCTTGAGCGTAAGATTCAAACAGTCTGCGTCCAAAGTCATTTTTGCGAGCCGCATCGATGTCTTCTTTTAATGAGTTAATCTCTTGTTTAAGAGTTTTGCCCACTATTTCTGACACTTTTTCAGCACCTTTTTTCACAAAGTTACTTCTAACTTTTTCAAAATGTGCTTTCGCTTCTCTGATAAGACGTACTTTTGTTTCAGCAACGTCTTGTTTGTCTTTTTGAAATTCTGCGATTTCTTTAGACAGAGCTTCTACCACAAAGTCCTCAAGTTTAACAAAATTTTCTGCCATAACTTTTTGGTCTGAGTGTAGTTCAGCAATTTCGCCTTTAAGTTGTTCAAAAACGAATGACTTCAATTTGTCCGAGTGTTCACGGATTTGAGTAGCATACTTCACTTTTTCTTCAGCAAGTGCTTTCTTGTCTTCCGCAAATTCTGACATTTCTGCTTCGATTCTTTCTGATACCATTTTGTCAACAGCGTCAGTTAAATTTGCCTTGTCGTGTTCATACTTCTCAGCAAATTCTTTACGAAGATCAGCAGTAGCCGCCAATTTGTTTTCTTCAACTTTTTGGTTCCATGCTTGTTCGATTTCTGCTCTGATCTCTTCCGAAATTGCTTGGTTTTCAAAAAGTGATTTCAGTGCTTCTAACATTTACATTTCTCCTATTTAGATTGGAGTTTTCCAATTATGTTTATTAGTTGTTCTTTTAGATATTTTTGTGCCTTTGTGTCCCTTGCTGTGTTAAATGCTTTCATACCACCTCTTGTATTCATTAGATGTTCGTAGATTGGCTCAGGATATGCTCCTGGCGCCGATGGTTGAGCTACGATGTCTACAGTGATAATTTCAAAATCTGATACTTGTCCGGATCCGTCTTCTTTAACGTTACCTGAACCCCTACTAGACACACCCAGTTTAACTCCGCTTTCCAGCATTGTTTTAACCAGTTGTCCCATAGGGGTTGGTAATATTTTTAATTTTCCATAACCGTTTGCACCGTCCATCCACATTTCAGTAATCATATGGCTAACGCGGTCTAGGTTAATATTTAGGCCTTCTGGATGATCAACCTCTCCGAGAACACTATATCCTCCACCTATTTGATCATTGAGAGTTTTGACAGCCCTGCC